ACATATCGATTTAATATCGACCAATTTTGTCTGGACCAGAGTTGGTATTACTAGGAAAATAAAGACGGCATGGGCCTATTTAGCCATTGTTCGGATGCGTGCGATGGCGGCATTCTCTGGAATGATATCAGTGCTTTTATTGTGGATTGGATTCATGGAATCTGATGATGTACTGCCTGATGGACTACTAATCTTATTAGCGATTAATGTTGTTGTAGTAACATGGCAATTCCGAGAATCGCTTAAATTGGTGAATTGGAATGACTGATAGAGAGATTACTGAGCCATTTATCGATCACCTTATGGAATTGACGGGTGGCTGCGGTTACTCATATGATGCGGGCTCTTACTTTATCACGAAATACTATTATGCACATATGTGTGATCCATCTGCTCCTCGCTGGTCCTTGGTAATAGCTAAAATACAATATCAAGACGGCATCATGATTATATGCCCAGATTTATATAGGGTCCCATCCACAGAGCATAACTTAGCTGATTCTGATGTGGCTGTCGACATGGCCCGTCGCTTACAACATATAATTAAGAATACTGTATCTGTCAATAAAGGTAAGAGCCCTCCTTCGTTTTACTATTTAAGTGATATGCTTACTGGCCTACTATTTATAGTATGCACTCTTGCGATGCTGTCCGCATTAACCTTTAGCATTTTGATCTATGATTACTTTGTAAACAAGCAAGCTGGACCCAACCATCACTTGGTGAGTACTTTAGTCGCATTGAGTATTGTTATGTCAATGGTTGCCGGGCGAAAGATTTCCAAATATACTTCTAATTAAGAATTGGTGTAAATGAAGTAAAGTTAATCTCGGTAGAAGCTGTACTTTACATATTCTAAATAGCTTACTCAATACTGGTCAAAATTACGATATCCTTTGAGACCAGTGATTGAGGTATAGTAATGCCTGGATTTAATATAGCACCTTTTGGAGGTGGATATTCCAATAATGGCCCGAGTAACATTGGGGAAATCCGACGTACCCATCGTTGGGTCTTCGAGACTTTAGGACGAGGGACTGGCCAGTTCTCCCAGCAAGAATTGCTGGTACTAGAATCTGCCGCACGCCCCAGCTTTAAATTCGATAAGCCTGAAATGCACCACAACCAAGAAGTTTCCCGGTACGCCGGTAAACAAGATTGGGAGCCGATCACGCTCACGTGGTATGATTATGAGCAGAATCCTGACATCTCTCGCGGGATTTATCATTGGGTTGAAACGGTAGTCAACCTGAAAAGCATCAAAGTTGCTCACCCGAAGGATTATAAGAAGACGGGCTCGCTCGCGATGCTCGACGGTGCTGGGCAGACGACCGAGATTTGGACGATGCTTGGTACATGGCCCGAGTCTTCGAACTGGCAAGATTTGAACTACACTTCGACTGACCTCCAGACTCTCGAAGTGGTTATGTCTTACGATCGTGCGGTTCGCGCTCGTGGTGACGGCTCTTGCGTCCAGGTGCCGCCTCCGCAGGTTATTCAACCTTCCTGCCCGAACTAATTGGGCTGGAAAATTAAGCTTGTAAGTATGGGGGTCTGAAATTCAGACCCCCATACTGTATTTGGACTCCGCTAAACTTACAATATGCCCGGCTTTTACATTCCCATTTCGAATGAGTGCCACGATGAGAATTATTCTCTCGCGGGTGGCACTACTTTTGTTGGCCCTGCTCATACATTAGAAACAGTAAGAACTCATCGATATCGTATTTCTATAATCGACACAATCACATCTGAGATTCAACTCTTAGCTTATAAATGTACACGTCCTACTCCAGAAATCGATAAGATTGTTATTCATAATGCCCAAAATGAGATAAGCCGCCCAGGTAAACATCGCTGGAAGCCAGTGGAATTTACATTTTACGAGATTCTAGAGAAAGACGGAGGATATAGCGAAGTTGCCTATTACATGTATCGTTGGTGGTCACGTAAGACTTTAAATATCGACCAATCTTTACATTTGCCTCCTTCAGAATATCTTAAAGAGTGTTGGATTGAGACTCTAGATGGTATTGGAGACTCGGTTTGGGAATATAGACTACAAGAGACATGGCCTTCCAAGATCTCTCCCAGCAATCTGACATATACCAGTTCTGAAATCGCTGATATCGGAGTCACTTTGGAATATCAACTGGCTATTGAAACCAGTCCTTGATAAGAGTTGAGATGCCTGGATTTATCATCAATACTGTTGGAGGACATCGCAAGGCTGCACCTAGCACCGCCGAGTATTACTATTCATACTTTTGGGATATTAAGGAAATCTTTCAAGGGATAATCCCAGGGCCGATTCACGACACTATTGTCCATGCCGAAAGTGCCTCACTTCCCACATTTACTGTAGACAAAGAAATAGTTCAGGGTGGAAGCTTAAATTACAAATATGCCAAGAATGCTACTTGGGAAGATATTAAGATTACTTGGTACGACACTAAAGGATTTATCGATGTAGTCAAGAAATGGCGGAGTATGGTATGGACTGAAGAAGACGGTATCAAACAAGCTAACGAATACAAGAGAGATACTACCCTCTCAGTGTATTTGCCAACTGGCAAGACTGAAGTCGATTGGGCTCTTTACAATAGTTGGCCATCCGTTATTAGACATGGCGAGTTGACATATGTGTCTAGTAATGCTAAGATTGTAGAAGTGACGATTACATATGATTGGGCCGAAGAAAATTCAGGTGCTGCACAGGAAAGAGCCGCGATTACTTAGTGCGGCGTATATAGTGATGATAATAGTCTCACTATGAGAGAGTAACGATGTCTGACGAACTGTCTGAGGATATTCCACTGACCGGAAACGCTCCGGTTCAGCCTGAGAAGAAAGTAGAGAAGAGTGCCCCGCAAATTAAAGCGAGCGCTCCTCAGACATCCGATCTTCAGTATGCTGCTGAAGCATCGGATCTTGATCGTCTGAATATGACCCCCATGGAACGCTTGATTCCGTGGGAAGAGTGCCATTTACCAAGTGGTGGCCTATGGTATGGCTGGGGTAATGGTATTGTAAAAGTTCGGGCTATGGGCTTGAATGCTGAAAAGATTCTCGCTACTCAACGACTCGGCCAGAGTGGTCAGTCGATGGATATGCTCTACAAGGAATGCTGCAAATTTCCTGAGGGCTTTGATCCTGATCATCTTCTCGTGGGTGATAGAACTTTCCTTCTATATTATATCAGAGGGATCACTTATGGGAACATGTATGAATTCTCGGTGAAGTGTCCATCTTGTGAAGCCACTGGCTTACACAAGTATGATCTGAACCAACTGGTTTCCACTATTAAGGGTGGCAATCCTACTCTAGGAAATGAACCGTTTCCAGTACGTCTCCCATACGCTTCAGAAGTGCTTGGGACGGATGTTATTGCAAATATTCGCTTCCTTAGGGGCATGGATGCGGTTCACATCTACAATCGCCGAAAAATCCAAAATAAAGCTACCGGCCGACACGGTCAAGTACGTCCAGGCTCTGTGGCTGGCCAGAGGGCGGATCGAGACACTAGAGAGGAAATTGATCAAGCGTTATCGGACAACCTGGAAACGCTGATCGTTAACATCAATGGCGATGACAGTCGCCATAAGATCAGAGCTTTTGTTTCCCGCATGCATTCTCGCGATACTACAGCGATTCGAGACTGGCTGCGGGTAAACACTCCAAGCATCGATAATACCGTCACCGTCACCTGCGGAGAATGCGAGGTTGACTTTACAGTGGAGCTTCCGATTACGGAAGGCTTTTTTCGTCAGGCAAAGCCCTGAGGAGTATGACCGGCAATATTACAACCTAATGGAGCAACAATTCCAGCTTAAATACCATGGGAATTTAGATCTGTATGAGCAAGAAGCTATAGTTGCGGAAGATCGTAAATGGTGGTTGGAGCGTATCGCTAAAGAAAAGAAAGAAGAAGCGGAACGACAGAAGCAGAATCAACCAGCCCAAAGACGTATACCACGTCTCAAACGCCGTTGAGATTAAAAGAGAAGGCCAAATATACCATCGAAAGGTGGTATTATGACCTGTTCCACATCTGCCCTCGCCAATGCCTCACCTCGTATCTCCGCTAGACGAGGGCAAGTGGCTAATTTAAATGTAGAATTCTTCAATAATGGAGTTTTAGCAGATCCATATGCAATTCGTAAAGTTGAGATCTACAAATCAGCTATTCTCCCACATAATCTAGTCACTACTATTCCCATTATAGAACTGGAAGATGCACAATATCCAGCCCCGCTATGTCAGCCTTTAGATGACGATGACGAGGCTGCGGTCGGCAAATACCATCTGCTTTATAGCGTTCCTCCCGACCTGGAGGCACCAAACGTATACTTCGACCTTTGGTATTACTTTGCTACAAATCCATGCGGCGAAGTCGGTACTGATGTTACCAGTCCTACAGATTGCAATATTGATAGTGAGGACTACGAACCTCTACTTTTAAAATGCTGCCATCAATTCTTCGTATATCCTGATGAATGGATGTGCGATTCTCGTTTACAATCTATCAACTTCGGTTTTGAACCTCTTAGCCAGAAGTTTCACCAACCAGAGAATCGTACTCTGGAAGTGGGTATTATGCCACTTCCGCTATATGATTACAATTTCAATCTAGTTAACCCTATGATTCCCTTTATTAAAGCTTATATTACCGTAAAGACTCAGCATTGTGAACTATTGGTGGATGAAGAGCCTTGCCGCATCGGCCTTCGACAGGGCTCCTATAGAACTAACCCGTATGTGGTGCAATATGATCTTGATACTATGCAGTTCCTAAAGGGAACTTATCAGTATCAGATTAAACTCGTAATGCCAAATGGCATGTCACGAGTCAGTTGCCCCTATATCATGACCATTTTCTAGGATATGCTTGATACCTTTCGGGGTTAGATAACCCTTAAAGAAGGTCTCCTGTTCTAGTTCTACGGTTTCAACGCGAAGCCATTCTTGTTCGACTCCATAATTCCAGGCATCTCTTAAGAATCGGCTTCTGGCTGTGTGCCCATCGAAGTGAATATGAGTGGATTTTGGGTCTTTATTCTCGAAAAGACGCTTGAAGGCGTTTTTGTATTCTTGGACTTCATTGGACATGTTCTGCTCCATTATGGTTGTAGAGCAAACACATTGGAGCAAGACAAACCATTATATTAGACAAATCTAGATGTATAGTCATCCCCAGCGGGTTAGAGGATGTTATGACCCAAGCAGTCGCGTATCCTAGCGGTCTTACCCGCTTAAGACAACTTACTACTCAACTTCACAAAGAAAGCGATGCTGTCTTTGGCTTCTTTAACTGTTCCCCCGATCTTTTTATTATTCTAGATAAAGATGGGATGATTGATAGATTCAATCGTGCTTGGAATAGTATTTTAGGATGGACAGAAGAAGAAATTTATAACTTGGGTCTATCAGGAATAATTCATCATGAGGATCTATACAATATTAGCATGATCTTGGATAACGTAGCCAAATCTGAGGTAGCACAATTCGTGACCAGATGTCGGACTAGATGTGAATCATTCATCGCTGTTGAGTGGCGGTTCACACAATGGATCGACGGTAGGCTCTACGCGGTTGGTAGAATCGTTCCCGAGGGTTGTGCACGCTGCGTGGAGGGCGCGGCCAGATTTGCCAACCTAATCGGGCTAACCAATGACTACACCACGTAGAACCGCTGATGGCTGGGATGAATACCGCAAACTCGTGTTACGCGAGCTTGAAAGGTTCGAAGCCATCGTGGCCGAATTGCGATTAGCTGATACTAATACCAAAGACGTGCTGGCTAAAGATCTCGTTCAATGTAGAGAACAACTCTTCCTGCAACTAGAAGTGCACGCACGACGCTATAATAAGAAACTTACCGATACTAAGGATAAATTCGATGCAGTTATCGTAGAACGAATAACTCATTTGAATAACATCTACACCACTGAGATTAATCGCCTTATTATTGCCCATGAAGAGACAGTATCTCAACTTAAAAGCCTGCAAAGTGATATGACTCGCATCAAAACCATCGCTAGTGTGATCGGTGCGATAGCTGGTATTGTTGTATCTGGTGCCGCAGCAGCGATTGAAGTAATATTCTGATATGGCTTACGCTAATAATATACCATCACAAAGAATAAAAACGTGGGTTCTACGGCATTTTCCAGATGCTAAAGAACGTCATGATGAGCTTGTGATTGTCAGCCCATTCAGAAATGATGGGAAATATAAATTTAATATCTCTTTGACCAAAGGCCAATGCCATGACTGGCGTGGCGATTCTTGGGCCGGAGAGACATCTGTAAAAACAAGTAAAAGAAACTGTTCATTTTTCAACTTCGTAAGGTTATACTTAGGATGTAGTTATATAGAAGCTGTAAAATCGGTGATGGGTGACTCGGCTAATCCCAAAGACTTTTTATATGGGAAGCCGGAAGATGATGAGACTCCTCTTAAGACGGTCGAAGTTGAACTGCCGAGCGGTTTGGAAACTATTCATGACGCTACTGATGTGGAAGGCCGAGCCATTCGAAAATGGCTTATGAAGCGTGGCTATACTCTAGAAATGATGGAGGAGGCCAATCTTCAACATATTGGTATGGAAGTGTACTGGCCTTATTATGAATATGGAGAGATGGTTTATTGGCAAAGCCGCTCCAGGATGAATAAGATTTACCGTTTCCCAAATGTTAAAGTCTATGGGCCAGACGGCAAAATAGAGGGCCAAACAGAAGTCAGTAAAGGAGATTTCATATATGGGTTTGATGATATAAAAGCAGCATCTTATATGATTCTTACCGAATCAATATTTGGTAAGATTACAATTGGTGATCAAGCTGGTGCGACTGGTGGTGCAAGCGTAACTGATGAACAGAAACAAAAGGTCAAATTGATTGGCCCTAAAGACGGAATCATACTTTCACCAGATAATGATAAAGCTGGGGTAGAGAGCTTAAGTCATAATTATGCGGTATTGAGACCTTTAGGATATAAAATGTATTACACTTTACCGCCTAAAATGCCATATATGAAAGATGGCAAGCAAGAATTTACTAAAGATTACAATGAACTTATTGAACTATGTGGATTATCTAGGAGTGAAGTCCGCAAGATTCATGACGAAAGCATCACACAGTTGAATGACGTTTCCCTTTTGAAGCTCCGCGTTGCGTCCGTCGCACCAGACCGGCTCCGCACATGATATCCAACATGGCGGACACTTCATCTTCAGTGCCGACTGCACTATCCACTACGTTCTTTCCTCTCCAAATTTTATTGCTTCGAAGATTGTTACTTACTTTGATAATGTCGACAACACTAATTCTATTAAGTATTGGGGAATTGATTAAATGCCTAGTATCTTGTGTGATATATCCGCAACAGATAAGTAACGCAACCCCTTTATAGTAGGCAGACAAATTCATCTGGTCCAGATCTTGTTGGATCGTCTCAATTAGTTTCGTAAGTCTGGCCTGAATCAGGGCCTTTTTGTCCTTTCTCGCTGCATTTTTCGGGTTTGGATTCTTGACTGGCATAAGGTAGCTCTATTGTTCTGTGGATAGTGGTTTTGCTAATGAGATACTCTCTGTATCCAGCAGTTACAACACTCGGCCAATTGTTTTTGAACCAGGTATATATTCCTGGTCCATCTAACGCATCAAGCCATGTCAAATGAGTAAGAATTGCCTTACTACATGCTTCTGGTATGGCTTCGCTGATGATACCACAAATCTTACCGGGTTTCTCTCCAAGCAGAAATATTAATACGTTCTGTGGTTGATTGTTGTAACTGATATAGAGAAGTTTCATGTCTAATCCTAGAGGCGGTGCACAAGCATGCGTAAAAATGAGCTTTGTGGATGGTCCCGATGCTGATAAGGATTTCGGAAAACACGTTATATCTATGAGATTCGCTGCTGCTCTTAGTGGTGGATATACTATTAGCGGAAAGATAGCAGCACCGGCCTATAATATTATCGGGGACACAATTGAAAACCAATATCTTAAAAGGGCTCGCCGTGAACCAGTTAAGATGCGTTTTCAATTATTGCAAGATGTAAATGGACAATTCCCCGAAACAGCTACTAGAACCCAAGAAGTGATTGTTACACATCTCCAGGGCCATGGCGGAGCCCCCGATGTTGGGTATTTTGAATTTGTTGCTATTGACCCACCATCTTGGTATCTGAACAATGGAGATGCTAGCGGTGGTGTCTTCAAAGGTCGTGTGGATCAGGTAATCAAGCAAGTAATACAGAAGTATGCCCCATCAGTCAAAGCAGAAGTCAGCAAAGCGGTTGGCTCTGAAGAGATGAAATGGTGGATGATGCGTATGGACCCTCAGACGTTTATTACCCATTTAATGAGTTTATCTGCACCGCTCACTCTTAAAAAGACGCAATATCTTGTGGGTATTGATGGATATTCAATTGATATTAAAGAACAAGCTTCCATCAAGTCAACTCAACGTGGATATTATCGATATATGGTTGATAAAGATCATGACACTATTAAGAGATGGCAATTACTAGCTGATAATTCAACTTCTCTATCTCAACACAAGCTCGTTACTAGTGGTATGTCTACATTGTCTGGCGAGTATTATGATAGAACTACTGATACTAAAGAAAATCAGGTTGTAGTGTCTGACAAGACGACGGAGGCCAAACAGACCGCACGCACTAAGGATACTCAATCGTTTAGTAAGCCCGGAGATGGGAAGTCAGAAGTTGCTGGGGCTACTTCTATTATCAGCATTCCTGAGCTTTATTCTGCCGGGGATATCGGCATACCATATAAAGAATATATCAGTGCTTATGCTAGAGGATTATGGCTGGATACGATCTACAACCTTCAGCGTTTATCCTTGACTATCACCGGGCATGGTGAATGGTGCGATAGTAAAGGTCTAGGCGTCGACACAGCTTTCTTGCAATGGAGTAAGGGTGTAACCGATAGCGACAGCAATCGTTATACATGGTTGACTGGTAGTTGGATTATATATGGCTTTACTCATTTTTATGATAGGAAGGGATGGGACACTGTATTAAATTGTGCCCGCTACGACCACGATGCTAATTCTGTGAAGGTTGGTGGCTCTTAGCGAGGAATACTATTCCTCGCAAATGTATTGACAATAAATTGTAGCTTGGTCACAAGTTACAAGGTCATATATCGAGGCGCATCATGAAGATCTTCGCATGGATTAACGGATTACTCTCATACGTGGCTAATTTCCGTTTCGTTGAGACATTCACGAACGTCTCCGACTGGAAGCTGCCTACCGTTTCTGACCCCTTTGTGCCCTATCACTGCTCTGCGATCAACGAATACATCGCGACACGTGCTGAAGATGATTTGTTGCGACAAATTCATGCGATGGACTACACGAGTTTACGACAGTTGAATAACGAGATCCAGTATAACAGATCTATCAATCCATCATATACTAGAACTAAAGACTTCAGAATTTCTTATATTGCCGGTAAACGACGACTAATCGATCTAGATAAGGCTGGGTTGGTATTTGAACGCATGTCGCCGCTGGATGTTGCATTTGAAATTATGGTCGGTACTATTATTGGTGACGAATTCTCTAAGAGGGTAGGTGGCGGGAAATAATATAGGTAGCTGCCAAATATATCTCGTCTAAATAAGGCGAGACATGGCAAACAGTATCGATCCTAACGTCTACGCTCTATCCATCGATCTCTCGATGAATAGTGCTGCTGCAACCAGACAATGGAACGATTTCTCTACGCAAGCGGTCGCTCTAGAAAAGCAAATTACAGACGCCGCTAAGAACTCCCTTACTGCTGTTATGGGAGTTGTCGATGTTGTTAGCCAATCTCTCAAGGCAGTCATCAAGAACTCTGTTGACTTTAAAGTCAACTCTCAAGACGTTGTTAGTGCTTATCAAGATATTAATAAGGAGATGGACCACTCTTCTGATATGGAAGAGGACTATATAAAGAATCAGAAAAAAGCACTTGATGTCATGAAAGAAATGCATGACTATGATTTAGATGCATCTAAGTCATTAAAGAACGACCTCAAGCTTTCTGATACCATGCTTGAGACATTCCAGCAAGTTGTAGAAGCTGTAAAGGTCAAGAATAAGCAGCATGAACTCCAGAACAATCTTTTAGAAACGGATAATAATCTAGCCGACAGATTTAATGACACGATGCATGATACCGGAGTAAGAGTCCGGTTATTAAATCATCTGTGGACACGTATGTCCACTGCTGCTAGAGCCATGTGGAACAACTTGAAAGGTGTAGATGGAGATACTGAGAAGTTCGTCACAACCAATTATAGAGCCTATGGATCGCAACAAGATTTAGTCAATTCAGCCAGAGATTTATCGTTAGAATGGGGTGTGACGAAGGAAGTAGCCCTAGAAACAATTAAAGTTCTTACTGATCTTCGTTTACCTCAAGACGAAATGCAGAAATATGGGGAGACCATCACTAGAGCTAACAGATACTTGGGGGCAGGTGTTGTCACTATCGGGCAATATGCGGCACGTCTAAAAGGTCTTGGGCAGGGTTCTGATTATTTGGAAAGGAAGACTATTACACTGTCTGAGACTATGCGAAAGTTCGGCCTCACGGCAGAAGACAATGAAAAGCTGATGCGTTCCACAGCTTCTAATGCCAATAATATCACTATTGCTTTCGGTGGTAGTGTAGATGCTATCGAACGTTTCGAGCAAGCCAAATCCGCCCTTATGGCAGTCAATAAGACCATGGGGGAATCTACTGACGTGGCGAATAAATTCGCTGATGCTCTAGCTAATGATGTACTGTTACGTCAGAAATGGAGCAGTCTCTCTGGCGTTATGATCCAAGACGCTGAGGATTTACAGCGGGCTCTCGTCAAGGGTGGCTTAGCTCTCCGACGTCAAGGCGTGGACCTGGAAGCATTACAAAAGTCGGCAGCGGCCGGGGATGTTGCCGCACAGCAGCGGCTGAAAGTCTATGCTGACGTCTTCACAAATGGAGATCAGGCTGCCCTCTTGATGATGGGACAAGTTGGGGCTCTCGCTGACCAAATGAATTTGACTGGTCAATCGGCAGAAGATCTGGCTAAGATTACTCAACAACTCCATAAAAATGCGATGGACCCATTCGCAGAGTCCAATACGACATTAACGGCCCAGCTACGTATATTAGGATCTAGACTTTTAACTATTTATAATATCGTAGCACAATTAGCGGCTAATGCCTTATACCCATTTGTAGTGGCCCTCAATGTGGTTGTTGGAGGTATCACATACCTTATCGGTG